GCTGGTGAGCTAACATTTCCTGAAGATGCATCTATTGATGAGTTGAACTGTCTCCTTCAAAGGGACGGTTCTCGTCGTCGTAGACTAGCTGTAGCAATGGAAGAGAATGGATCTCTATCCAGTTTCTCTGTACCTACTACAACAGAGTTTACTACTGGTATGTGGGAGAACGTAGCTGGTCAGCCTGGCCTTGAGTTCCTCGTAGTGCAGACTAGCAACACTCTCAGATTCTACAATCTTGCCTCTGAGCCTTATTCAGTCAACCTAAAGTCTTTCACTGTAAACCTTACTTCATTCGAGAATGCAGGTAGCCCTGGGGCTAACACAGCTAAGGCACAGATGACTTCTATCAACGGCCACCTCATCGTTACTTCAAGTGCTATTAACCCTTTCTACGTTACATACAATCCATCAACTGATTCAATCAGCACTAAAACTATTACACCTCGTATTCGTGACTTTGAGTGGCAAGGGGATACTGCAACCTACACCAGTAACTTAGGCTCTAACGGCAGTGTACCAGCTGACCGTACTTATGACGCAAAGAATGCTGGGTGGGGTGGTAACTCAGGTCCAGACTCTTACTTCTATCCACTCACACATCCTTGGTTCTCAGGTAAAAACTCTGATGGTGACTTTGATGCAGCTGAGTGGAATAAAGTTTACTCAGGTACATCTCTTACAGGTAACGGTAGATACATCCTCAACTTCTTTAGTAAGGTTAGATCGGGTTTAACAACTGAAACTGAGACAGCAAGATTCTCTTCTGTAGTAGCCTTCTCAGGACGTATCTTCTATGCTGGATTGACTTCTTCAAAGAATAGTGGTAAAATCCTATTCAGTAAACAGCTTGATAACATCACAGAAGCTGATCGTTGCTACCAGCAGAATGACCCTACATCCGAAAGCTTCAGTGATCTTCTTGATACTGATGGTGGTGTGATTAACCTTCCTGACGCACACAACATTCAGAAGCTTTATGCTATCGGTTCCACATTGTTTATCTTTGCTGAGAATGGTGTATGGCAGATCTCAGGTGTTGATAACGTCTTCCGTGCTACTGAGTATTCTATCTCTCGTATTACAGAAGTTGGTTTGACTAACCCAGATACATTTGTATCAGTTAGTGGTGCTCCTATCTGGTGGTCTAAGCACGGTATCCATACCATTGCATTTGATGATGCTAGTGGTAAGGGTCGAGAGCAGAACCTGACTATCCCATCTATCCAGAAGTTCTTCGATAGAATTGATGGTAATGCAAAGCAGAGATGTATCTCAGCCTACGATGCTACAAACCAAAGAGTACATTGGTTCTACCCTAACAATAACACTGGTGGCCTGCACAAGAAGAACAGAGTACTAACTCTAGATATTGCTCTTCAAGGCTTCTATCCTTGGGAAGTAGCTGACAGTAACGTTAATCCAAGTTACATTGTAGGTGCAGCATACTTCAAGGGCTTTGGTTCTGACTACGTAGACTTCGATGTCACGACTTCAAACGGTAATGATGTTATTACTTCAGCTGGTGATGATGTTGTAATCTCTAAGCTATCTCAGCTATCTCAGGCTGACTCTTCTGTAGGTCTCATGGTTAGGGACGGTGCTACAGGTAAGCTTGGCTTTGGTTTCTTCAATAGCCCTACCTTCTTAGACTGGGGTAATGCATCTTACAGCAGCTATGCTGAAGCTGGTTATGACTTCCTTGGTGACTTGGTACTCAAGAAGAATGCTCCGTATATACAAGTGTATCTACGTCCGACTGAGACTGGGTTTGCAGGTAGTGATGAATTAGGGTATAATCCAGTTAGAGAATCTTCGTTGTTGGTATCGTCTTATTGGGACTTCCGTAAGACTACATCATCAGCCCCTCAGCAAGCTTATCGCCTCAAGTACATGCCTGTAGTCAATGAATCAGATCTAGGTACTTGGGACTATCCTGAAAATGTCGTAACCACACGACTTAAAATGAGAGGTCATGGCCGTAGTATGAGACTCAGGTTCGAGAGTGAACCAGGTAAGGACTTCGTACTGTTAGGCTTTGGTGTTATTAGTGCAGCAAACTCACGTTTCTAAAAGTCTAAATGGACTAAAAGGTTCTTGTTTTAACATAAGACTGGAATACAACCAAGACTTCATAATCATACATCTACCCTCAATAGACAAGATGACTAAAGAAGTATTTGTTGAGATGCAGTATATGCTTGAGGACTGGTGGGACTTCGTTAGCATTATGGGTTACAAAGCTATCTTTGCTGCGGTTGATCCTAACGATCAAAGAATAAATAAACTATTAAATATGTTGAAGTTTAAATACGTAGATTCTGCTGAAGGACTCTCCGTATACCAATTCAAGGGGAAATAGAATGCCACCAGTAGCAGCAGCCATAGGTGCAGTAACAGCAGCAGTAGGGGGTGCAGGTACCGCCGCAGCTATCATAGGTGCAGGTGCCGCAGTATATGGTACAGTTTCTAGTATCCAAAGCCAGAGAAGAGCCGCAGCAGGTCAACTTAGGCAGCAGCAACTACAGGCTCAACGTAGCCAACGTCAGGCTATGAGAGAGGCTCAGATCAGACGTGCTCAGACACAGGCATCAGCTCAAGGTATGGGTATCATTGGTGGCTCTGCTCTTGGTGGTGGTCTGTCTTCATTGTCATCTCAGCTTGGTAGCTCACTAGGTTATGCAGGTCAGCAGTCAGGTCTCTCTAAGGAGATCAGCATTGCATCTTCTAAGGCTCAGACAGCTGGTGCTGTAGCTGGATTTGGTATGAATTTGTTTAACACTTTTGGTGGAGGCTCGCCTGCTCCTGATGCATCAGCTCTTCTGAAGAATGTGGGTTCATAACAATGGCTAATAATTCCCCACTGGGCTACAACATCACAATCAATTCATTAGACAAACAGTTTGGTGAGGCATCCCAGCCTCAAGCAGACAGAACAGAGGATATTGTAGCCGTTACAGGTGAGGAAATTAGTACTACAGATGCTAAGACTAAAGTAACTGACTCTTCGTCTAACCAGTACTACGAAGCTTTCCTACGTGGTTACACTCAGAACAAGACAGCTGAAGAGTTGAAGCTTGAAGCTGAGGATATGGGGACTAAGGCTAATGAGTTCATTGGTAACTCCTCCTTTATCTCTGAGCAAGCCTTGACAGTCAATAATACTGACTACTCAGCTGTAGATGCTCGTGCTTCTACCAACTACCAAATTGCACAAGAGATCATCTCTGCTCGTCAGTTTGAGATTGGTGCTCGTAAGGGTTCCTTTGAACGTACACTAAACTCAGTAGATAGATTTCTTAGAGATGTATCACCTATTGGTACATACGAAGGTATCACATCTAAGACTGAGCAACAGAGTCTCGACATTCTCAATGCTGCTACCCGTATGGCTCCTGATGAGTTCCGTGCTTGGTTCAATACCTTTGCTGACGATGTAGCAAGTGAAGGTTTGTTTGCTGAGAATACACTAGGATCTCTAGCTGACTTGACTACTGAAACACTAGGTGCTGGCTACGATCCTAACAAAGGAATGAACCAAGTATTTGCTGCACTAGATCTTATCGGTGTTGGGCAACTTGCTGCGGTAGGTGCTAAGGCTGTTGTGAAGACCTCTATGAGATCCTCTACAGCTATCGGTAGGGTAGGTGCTATCAGAGGCTCTGAGGCTGCTGCTGAGGCCAGTGAGGCTCTACTACGTGTATCCCCTGACCCTGAGGTCTTAGGTAACGTAGCTCCATCAAACCTCGACCTAGCTCCACAGCCTGTTCGTCCTTCAGCTGCTAAGTTCACTGAGAAGTTTGCTGAGAATGAGATCATCAAAGGTATTGATGACTTGTTCCAGAAAGGTGCCTTTGGTCGTGTAGCAGATCCTGAGGCTATCAATCTTGCAGCTAGGAACATTGCAGATAAGTACAAGAAGAAAGTGACTAACCCTGTCAATGACTGGAAAGTTGTAGACGAGGGCTTAGGCAACTACGTAACTTCAATTAGATTCGGTAAAGCTAAGGGTGGTGTACCCTACAAGGCTAGACCTGATGGTAGCATCCCTCGTGGTGTCCAGAAATTAGCTGATGATATAGCTGCGACTACAAAGACTAATGCCAATGTAGTTCCAGTTGATGTTAATGATCTCTCCAAGGGTTACTTGGTTGAGGTAGTTGAACGTGTAAACCTTTCTGGCCTACAGAAGGCTATTGATCCTAGCTTGGGTATCGAAGCTGGTCTTGTTCGTAACACTCTTGGTCTTGTAATGAACAATGAAGTTGCAGGTTCAGCTGCCCTACGTGATGTTCAACGTCTAAGCACTTTGTCAAGCATGGCAGAAGGTGCTCGTGCTGCTGTTAAGAACATCGCTGACCCCTACACAAAAGCAATCCAGAGACTAGGTGCACAAGAACGTTTCACAGTTCAAGCTGTATATACACAACTCCGTGATGGTGCTGACTCTGCCCTACGTGTACGTTACACTGATGGGGAGTTTACTGTTAAGTACCAACAGATGCACCCTAACGGTGCCTCACCTAGTGACAATGCCTTGGAGGCTTACAAAGCTCTAGCATCTGTAGAAGAAGCTGACTACCTGCTCAAGACCTCAAACTTGTTGAACAGATACATTGAGAAGGGTTACCAAAACTCAGTTAAGATCGAAGATAACTTCTACATACCAGCTAAAAGAGTAAGCAAGTCTGATGTACCAGCTGATGCTAAGATTCTAGATGTTGAGTTTGGTGGTAAGATCCGTATCCAAGACCTAGAGGCAGAAGACATTCCTATCTGGAAGCTGGACAAGCCTACAGCTGACGGTCAAGAGTATGTAGTCAAGCCTAAGCAGGTTCGTATCATTGAGCCTACAGATGTAATGGGCTACAACCCAGGTGGTTCCAGAACCAACCCCAACCTGAACTACTTTGTTGTACTAGGTGACAAACGTCTTAAGGCTTTGATGGGTACATTCTCTGAGAAGCAAGCTAAGACAGCCAAAGAGCAGCTTGGCCGCATCCAACGTGCCTTGATAGATGGTGACAGTGCCATTGACGACATCATTGAAGCTAACAACGACTGGAATCCTGGGGTACAAAGCTTCGATGATCTAGTTAAAGTTATGGATGATGAAGGCTGGGACTTGAAAACTGGTGACATCAACTACAGAGGCCGTAATGATGACATCCTGTCTAGTGAGGTAGATAACTCAGACATCTTTACTGGTATGAAGACAGACGATTACGTTACTAACGACATGAGACGTAACGATACAGTGCTCATGGACTTTGGTGGTGGTAAAGCCTACAACGAAGACCCTATCAACTCTGTCTTAGGTCAGTTCGGTAACTCAGTATTCACCTACAGCAACAGAGCTTATGCTCGTAATGCTATGGTAGGCTGGGTTAAGAAGGTTCAACAGAAGAACCGTAGTTGGTTCCCAGATAATTTATCTTCTACAGACTACGAGATGCTGTTCCGTGAGGCTAAGATTAGTGGTACGGATGAGTTCTCTCGCCGTATGAAGGAACTACGTGACATTACTATGCGTAAGCTTAACATGCAGGATGAGGCTGCAAGTAGTATGACTAACATGGGTCAGGGTATTGCTGAGTTTGTCTTTGATAAGACAGGTAAGCAGCTTAACCTTGGTGACCCTACCAATGGATTGTTGAAGATTGGCTTTCAGAGTGCCTTTGGTTTCGGTAACGTATCCCAGTTCTTTATGCAGGGCTTCCATGCTACAACAGTAATGGCTATTAGTCCTACTCATGGCCTCAAGGGTGCAGCTATGACGATCCCTGTGAGGGCTGCTCTACGTGCTAACACACCTGAGATGAGGAAGCTTGCAGTTCAACGTCTAGCTAAGGCAGCTTCCATTTCTGAGAAGGATGCTGATGAACTTATTGAGTACATCCACACTTCAGGTCGTGCTGTTGTAGACGGTGATGCTATCGAAGACGGTACAGGTGTTGGCTTCGGTATCTCAGGTTGGAACGGGGAAAGCATGAGGTACTCGGCCCTTAGTGGTGCTGGCTACAATGTCAATAAGCTGGCTACTAAAGGCTTGGACATGGGCTTGTACCCATTTAAGCAGGGTGAACGTCTAGCTCGTCTTACAGCTATCAACACAGCCTCATTCGAGTTCAAAGCTAAGTTTCCTAAAGTATCTATCCTGTCTGACCAAGCACGTGAGTGGATCACAAGACGTGAACAAGACCTGACATTCAACATGTCCTCTCTGTCTCGTGGTAAGGTTCAAGCTGGCTACATGAAGGTTCCTACACAGTGGCTATCCTATACACTTCGTTCCCTTGAGACTGTATTTGTAGGCCGTAACTTCACTAAGGCTGAGAGAGCTAGATTGTTTGTAGCCCTTGCACCTATGTATGGTCTTACAGGCTTTGGTCTTGCGTCTGCTTCAGACTACATCGGAGAGAAACTAGGGGTAGAACCAGATAGTAACTGGTATATTGCAATGAAATATGGTATGCTTGACGGGCTTATCGGTGCTCTTGGTGGTGATGTAGAGATTGGTCTCGGTCAACGTCTAGCACCAGTAGGGGCTATCACAGATACTTGGAAGAAGGTCTTCGAGGAGAGTGCTTACGGTGCTCTTGCTGGCCCATCAGGTGAGATTGCAGGTAACCTCTACTCAGCTGTGACTGACTCAATAAGCTCCTTGATTCACGGTCACACAGCAACACTGACAGATGATGTAATCAAAGTACTACGTCAACCTTCAGGTCTCGACAACATTGCTAAGGCTTACGGTATCTTCAATAATGGTGTGTATCGCAGTAAGAATGGTATTGAACTTGAGAGTGAGATGACTGTCGGTGACGGTATCGTAGCCCTTACAGGCTTCACACCACTTGAAGTAGTTGAGAACTATTCTCGTCTAGGGCAGATCTACACAGACAACAAGAAGTTCTCTAACTTCCGTAAAGAAGTTAACCGTGATGCTGAAAGAATCTTCACTCTAATGGAAGGTGACAGGTCTGATGTAGACTTAGCTATCCAGCTTGTAGAAGAGCTACACGAACGTATCAGTTTCTCAGGGTTCTCTTTCTCTCAGACAAGTCAGCTTCGGGCCTCTACTCGCAGCTCACTAGAGAGTAACTGGAACAAGATACAAACTAATTTGATTCAACAAGACAGACTGTATGCTCTGCAAGCTACACAATCTATCCTGAAAGGTACAGAATAATGGCTGGTATATTTGCCCCAACACTTCAGAGTGAAGTTTCCCCTGAGCAAGCAGTTGAACAACCCTCTATGCTGGCTGCTATTGCTGGTTTGGGTGGTGACTTCCTGAGGACTATGGGTTCCTCTAAAGGCTCATCTTCAGGCTCAACTAAGGTAGACCCTAACTTGGCTACATTTCAGCAGGGCCTGGAACGTGTTCAAGCTATCAGAGACACTAAGGGTGAAGCTGCTGGTCTTATTGCTGAACGTCAGCTTGCCTCTAACTTTGCTATGCAGGGTGTAGAGTTTGGTACTGAGTATAAGAATGTCTACACAACTACTACAGGTCGTGAGTGGGCTGGGTATGGTCGTGATACTGAGGACTTCATGCGTCAACAGGCTCTTCAAGACCCTCAAGTTCAAGCTTCATTCGTAGCTTCGTATGCTTTGCTACCTCAAGATTCCTCGGAAGAGCAACGTATTGAGTATGCTATTGGTCAGAAGGCTCAGCTTCAAGCTGCCTCTGATGTGATTGCTTTGTCTAAGTCTCCGGCAGGTTATTCATGGTCAGTCCAAACTGAGTCTGCCTACGGTACAGCTATTGATTCCTTCCTTAACACCAACTTGGGTGCCTTGGTAAACACTACAAAGCAAGGTGGCCGTGTAGGTCCACAGACATTAGCTAACTTAGGTGCTTCATGGGCACAGCTTAAGGTTGGTGTGTCCCGTCCATCTGGTGTGTCTGATGACCAGTGGAAAGCTACCCAAGAAAAGATCACAAGCATTGATAACCTCCTCTCAACTCTGACTAAAGCATCATCTTCTGATGTATTGTTTGAAGAGATTACTACAGGGTTTGCTAATGTTCTTCTTGAAAAGGGTGAGGGGTCTACTGCTTCTATTCTTGCCGCCGCCTCTGCTATCAAAGATCCTACGGGACTAGCTAATATGATAGGTGCCGATCTGAATACATTTATTCAGGATGTAGGCGATTCAATTAACCTAGATATTACACAGCCTCAATTGTTTGGTCATATCGTACAACAAAGTGGTGTAGGACTAGGTGGCTCACCATCAGGTAACATCACAGTAGATTCACTGCCACCCTCTATCCAAGCTAAGGTTGAAGGGCTTACACCCCAGCAGTACTACAACGGTCTGAAAGCTTCTGGTCAGTTGACTAAGATGGTTGACACCAATGCACTACAACGCCCTGAGGGTCGTCAACAATTCGTAGAGAATGCAGCTGGTATCGGTGCTGTGCTTATGTCAATGAGCAATGAGGACTTCTTGTCTGCATCTTTCCTTACTGAGTTGGTAGGCAACCCACAGTTTGTTAAGAACGTAAATGCATTGGATGGTGTTGATCCTGAGGGTGCTACTGTAGCCCGTACTTATGTACGCAGTGGTCTGACTACTGAACTTGTACGTCAACAACGTAACATGGCAGCCATTGAGGCTACATCTGTTGCTAGTTGGAATGGCTCTAACTACGTTATCGACCAAGATGCGTTGGCTACAAAGGGAGCTACCCCAAGGATTGAAGGTTTCAATCGTTCGATGCAGAAGTACTATGGTGGGGATATTGTAGCTGGTATCAGAGATGGTTTCAGAGGTGTTATCGGTGATGGTTATACAGATGTACTTCAACTTGCTGGTATGTATAACCTTGAAGGTGCACTAGATCGTCGTGATGCTATTGGTGTTATCAACCAAACACTAGGTGCTCTTGCTGTAGACGAGCCAGCTGTTTCTACATCTGTATCAGCATCTTTGATTGATCGTTTTGAGGCTGGCAGTGGTGGGTATGATACCCTCTTCGGTCAGGCTCAAAGAGCAGGTAAACCTTTTGAGGGTACGAGGGTATCTGAAAAGACACTAGGTGAGTTGTACGACTTTTCTAGTACATCTGGAGCCTATGGTGCCTACGTAAAGGGGGCTAATCCAAAGGGTGTTCTTGCTACACCTATGGGCCGTTACCAGTTTGTAGGTACGACACTAAAAGATGTGGCTAAAAAGATGGGCCTATCTGATGATACTGTATTTAACAAAGAAACTCAGGATTCTATGTTCCTCTTTCTTGCCCGTGATGTAATCTCAGGGAAATCTCAAGCACAGAAACGTGAGGCATTAAGAGGAACTTGGGCTGGTTTCAGAAGTGCAACTGATACTGAGTTAAACCAAATGATTGCTGAGATCGAAGGGGGTAACCCAGATCTTGGTGGGACAGTAGGCTCTGACCGTACACCTGCTACAGTTCCTGAGGTAACAACTACGGCACTTGACACTACCCCAGCTACACAAATTACTGGAGCTACAGCTGCTCCTGTAGATGTAGTAGCACCAACTACACCAGTAGAAACAACGACACAAACAACCGACTTCAATGCACCTTTCATCTCAGCTATAGAAGGTAGTAGACTACCTGAAGACAACGGCCTTGTACGGACTAGCAATGCTGTAAGCACTAACCCTGAGATCCAAAGTCTTCTTGAGAGTCTTGGTGTAAAGCCTGAAGAGTCTTTCACTGTAGCTGATGAAGCTGAGTTGACTAAGGCTATTGAGAGAGGTCTTCTTAAGTCTGGTGATAAAATTGTTATCGGAAGTGGGGTTGACGCCAAGCTAGTGGAGTTGAACTAATGGCTGAGCTTTACAAGGTACTAGGCTCTGTATCAGCCACTACAGAAAAGGCGGCTACACCTGCATACAAGGTACTAGGTTCGTTAGCTGACAAGGCTGTACAATCAGTTAGCTCAGGCGTTCAAGATGTTTCTAATGCAGTCGTCCCCGCAGTTAATAATGCAGTTGAACAGGTGTCTAACTTTGTTGAGAATGCTGGTCAAATGGAGGGTCTCTCCAACAGACCAGGGTTTAGACCCCAGTCACTACAAGAAGCTGGCTCTAATTTAGAAGAGCTAATGACTAAGGCTGGGGAGGTAGTCACACCATCCCCTGAGACAACTGTTAGAGCACTTAAATTTGCTGCACCTGTAGCAAGTGAGGTGTTGCCCATCAATGCTGCTAAGTTTGCTGAGTTCCTGTCTAATGACGGGAAGATCAGTATGACTGCGGAAGAGTTGGGTAGTGATGCTGACTTCCTGAGAGAAGCTGCCATTAAAACTATTCAAGAAGGCGGCGACAAGTTCACCTACAAGACATGGGGCTTTGAGGATAAGTCAATTCTCATGTCTGATTTAACCACTACAGCAGCAAAGAGTTTTACTGATCCTAACTACAGAATGGCTACTCTTATTGGGCAAACTGGTGATGGCAACGTCAGAGTTGAAGATGGTCGTATCGTAGTTGAAGACGTATACGACTTTAACACTGGTCCTCGTGGTAGGAAACTACAGCAAGCTCTTGTTCTCAAGGAGACAGGTGATGTAGCTGGTTATGAGAAGCTTGCTGAAGAGGCATTGGGTGACCTTCCTTACTTCGGGCAGATGCGTGTATGGGGTGCTGCCCTTGGTGTGCCTCAAGGTGAAGGTACAAGATTCAAGCTAGACTTAGGTCCAGCACCTGAAGGTATGTAATGTTTACCCTCTTAACCTCTAAGCTAAGCCGTATGTTATCTGGTCTGCTTGCTGCTATTGGTATCCTCTTCGGGGTGTACCTCTACGGTAAGCAGACACAGAAGCACGAGGATAAGCTAGACGATCTAGAGGACTACAAGAAGATAAGGGAGAGAATAGATGAGACCCCTATTAGTGTTGACATCAATGATGCTGTTGACAGGCTGTCTAAGCACAACCAACTACGGGACTGAGGCTATATGCTCTATCCCTCTCCCTACTGTATCACGTAATGATACAACACAGACAATCATAGAAGTAGATAACTTTTCAGCCAAATGGAGGGCAGCTTGCAATGGCCGATAAGGTGAAATGGTAAGGGAGATACATCATGCCACTGAAGAAAGGTTACAGTAAAAAAACTGTAAGCTCTAACATCAAGTTAGAAATGAAACACGGTAAACCTCAGAAGCAAGCAATAGCTATAGCTCTCAGGACGGCAGAAGAAGCCAAGAAGAAGAAGAAGAAACGTAAGAAATGAATGAAGCCCCAAGGAGAAATCCAAGGGGCTTTATCTTTGCTAAGTCTGCTTCATCTCTTGTATCAGTCTGTCGAGATACCATCTGGCTTTCTCTAGGTCTTCTACTGGCTTACTCTTGTACCTGTATCGGTGCAGATACTTCTTAGCATTGCCTTCCAAGTATCCCATGAACATGAGAGGGTCCATGTTGTCCTTCATGTAGTCGATACATTCGATCTCACCGTTACCGTAGTGCGGTGGCTTGTTAACTGGATCAACAGGTGATCCCTTGTCTTCATTGTACTCATGCATCTTAATCACAGTTTCTCCTTCATAAATACCTTCACCCATTGAGCACATATATCACTCCGTACAATATCGTCAATACCAAACTCAATGATAGGTACAGGTAGCATGTGCTTCTTGGCTAGATGAATAACCTTAGACAACCCATCAGCTTCCTTCAAGTCTGACTGCTGTACGTCACCATTGAGTACGATGGTAGTACCCTCACCCACTCGTGTCAGTAGCATCTTAAGCTCATGGGTGGTGATGTTCTGTGTCTCGTCTACAATGATGAAGGCATCCTCGAAGCTACGTCCTCGCATAAGGGCCAGTGGTGCCATCTCAATGTTGCCGTTCTTTATAGCTGTCTCTACTACACCCTTACCAAGGTGTTTCTCTAAGACATCCAAGACAGGCAAGGCCCAAGGCATAGTCTTCTCAGCTAGGTCACCCTTGAGGAACCCAAGCTCCTTGCCTACAGCTACGTGAGGACGAGTGATAACGATCTTATCAATCTTCTTCTCATTGTACATCTGTGCTGCGTAGGTAGCTGTGATGTATGTCTTACCTGTACCAGCTGGACCTAACACAAAGATCTGAGAACTAGAGTTCAATGCATCAATGAAGTCCTTCTGCTTATCAGTACGTGGTAGTAGGACTACGGCTGGCTTCTTGTCAGCATTCTTGTACGTTGTCTTACGACGGGTAGTTGTCTTCTTGGGTTGCTGCTGTACCATTTTATAATTCAATCAACTCTGCTGATGTGTATGGGATATGGAAGAACTTCTCACCCTTCTGGATGTATCGTCCCTTGGCTTCCTTGAGACTGTCCTGTGTTAGCAGTGTATCCTTGATCCTCCATGCTTGCTTGAAGTCAGGTCTAAAGATGTAGAAGTTTAACACACCGTCTACAGAAGAATGCTTATCAAGGAGACGTTGCTTACGTCCTGGTAGTCTGATCTCAGTCCAAGCTGTGTTCCAGTCACCCTTCCATGCTGTCTTAACCTCGGCCTCATTGAAGTACGTGAAGCCACCCTTCTGTGATATTACATCAACATTGTAGTTCTCCTCGTTGCTTACGATGACGTGACCTTTAGCCTGTAGGTAAGCTACCAAAGCATCACGAGCTTGCTTATCGTATGCCTCGTACAATGCTCTGCTAAATGGTTTACGTATCATGGTGTATCCTCTTCTGTTGTGGTGTCAGTTAAGGGAATCGAACCCCTCAACAACTGCGTTACTGACGCCTAAGGTAACTGTTGTTGTTGGCAAACCTGCACTGACAATTTGGTCTTCCCTACAGGACTCGAACCTGTAACCTAGTCATTAGAAGTGACTTGCTCTGTCCAGTTGAGCTAAGAGAAGTTGTCTGTAACTTAGAGGCTCTTGATGTACTTGTCAAGCTCTTCGTAACCACCAATGTATTCACCCTCTGAGTTCCAGATCTGAGGTACAGATGTGATACCTGCTTGGCCTAGCAAGTCTTTGAGCCACTTGGATCTACGGACGTTGTGAGTTACAGAGTGGATCTTGTTGTCTACCATAAGCTTCTTAGCCTTATCGCAGTACGAACACTGGTCTTGTGTAATGATAATGAATGTCATTGGTTACCTCCTTCAATGGTGTGAGCAGTTTAGACACATGCTCAGGTGGTTAGAGTTAACGGATTGGGCAAGCACCTGTGGCACAAGCTTCGTCAGACAGATCATCTGTAGAGGCCAAGTTAGTCAAGTCTACTGGCATCAACGTGTTAGCATACGCACGATAGACTTCCTCAGATACAACCTCTTGTGGAAGATAAGCATAACCTAGGTCAGCTGCTGTCTTAGTAGGATCATTACGGTAGATGAATGACACACCTACGTATGTTTCCCAGTTGTCCAAGATCCAGTCAATGATAGCTGGTACTTCACCTGTGTCGTAAGAGATAGTCACAGAACAGTTGTGGTCTACGTAGTGATCCATCATCAACTTGTAACGATCAAGCTGTCCAATGGCTGACTCAAGGTTAACATGCTTACCGTCTACCATATCGAACTTAACATCTTCATAGGCTACAGGGAATGTAACCAACACACTGTCAGATTCAAATGGCTTGTCGATGACCTTGTAACCAGCTGCTACAAGAGTTGGAATGATCTCGTCATGCTTAGAGAACGTCACGTTGTTGAAGATGTACTTACCCAATGGTTTGTGTACACCCTCAGTAGTGTCCATGATCTTAGACAAGGTGCCAGATGGCTTGACTGTAGTGACCAGCTTAGCACGAGGCAAACCCAGTGCATCAGCC